AAATCTTACAAATCACTCAAATATTTACTCAAACTTGGAGTAAAATCTCTCTATTCTTAAATAATTTCTTATTAAAAGCTCTAAACAACTTACTCTTATTTAAAAGGAGGATGTATTAGAGATTTACCACTAAGAAAAAAATAAAAAATAAAGAATAAGTATTCTAATTCGCCAGAATTAGTTAGGGTTTTTCAGGGATGATTATTACACAATAAAACAAAGAGGGAATAAATCCCTCCTTGAGTTTATCCAAAGACATTATGCCTTTGGATATAGGTACTTTAATTGAATAGTCTCAGGATTACCTGCCTCATTAATGATTTCATAATCTTTAGAGATTACATCAAAGAGGCTAATATCCATTTGAGCTTTAACACCTTTGTTATTAGCTGTTTTGGTAAACAGGTAATAAGTAGATTGTCTTTCCTGTTCAACTACTCCAAAAGCAGTTTGAACAGAAATTACAGATTTTGCAACAAGCTTATTGCAGTAGTTTCCATTTTTTGTTGGGTTTGATGATTCAACAGTTAATTCTAAGTTCATAATAATACGTATTAAATTAAGGCATTATTGCCAATAAATAGTTAGGGTTTTTCAGGTATATCATAGCAAGTCCTTTAGTATCTGTGGACTTTTATAAGTATGATATACTTAGATAGATATTATAGTATTCAATCTTGTTAGCTGTGAAATGATTACAAAGAATTTACCTACATTAGTTGTAGTACTTTAACACAGTTTATCATCTATGGTTGGAAGAACAAGATTGAATATATAATAGGAGCCTGAAAATATTCCCAATTTAGATTTAGGTGGGGGGTATTCAGATTCCAAAGATTAGTAGGGGTCTTTAATGGGGGTAGCTTGGACATTCACTATTTTTCAACTTTTAACTCCCCTAAAAAAATTTTATAAAAAAATTTTTCCTCAAAACACACTTATTATAACTCCAAAAATAAAAAAGCTCCTTATTTCTAAGAAGCTAATTAATTCAAATTAAAGTAGTTACAAATTCAAAACTCAAACTTTTTCTACAAAAGAAAAAGTACCAAAAAGAAAACTATAGTTATCCTATGATCTCTTTGAGATTGTAGGTTATTTACACTGTCATCACAGATGCAGTAGTAGAAAACTACTTGTCAAAGGTACATGTTTTTTTATTAAGAATCAATATAAATAAGCATATTTCTAAAACTTTAACATATAGGGTTATTTTCTCCAAGTTTATAAAATTAACATAAATCTTAATTGTTTGTATTAATATTTTTATTAACTTTGCTTCAGAAATATATTAATTATGTGTTGGATAGAAAAACAAGAAAAAGAAGTAGAAAAAAATTTCAACAAAAAATGTTAGATGTTGTCTTAGCAGACCCTTTTGATTTAGTAGATTTAAAAAGTGTAAAGTTAGAGACAGGGTGTAAAGTTAAAAAAGTAGATAAAAATATTATAGAATGAAGCCAATACAACAAGCTCTTAAATTAAAAGGGAAATTTTTTTACGAGAAGCACTTAACTATTGTGAGTTCTTTGCTACCAACAAATCTTACTCAGAAAGAGATAGAAGTACTTGCATGCTTTTTAGCTTTAGATAAAGTATTGATTGAAGAGGACATGTTTAATACTATTGCTAGAAAGAAAGTAATGGATGAGTTAGGATTACAGGCTGGTGGTTTAGGCAATCATTTAAAGTCTATGCTAGAGAAGAAAGTTTTAGTAAAACATGAAATTACTAAAAGGATTACTATAAGAGAGTTTTTATTACCTCAAGAACCAATACAAGGATATCAAATTAAATTAGTGAAGTTATGAAGCTAGATAATATGACTTTAATGAAGGAGTTTTATGATAGGGAAAAAGAAAAATATCCTACTCTTTCATTTGAACAATTTAAGGAAATCTGTTTTGGCCCTTGGAGGTTTGTAAAACATGAGATGGAGTCAGGAAAACTTCCAAGTATTAGATTAAAGTATTTTGGTACTTTTCAAGTTTATCCAGGTAGAGCAAAGAGTATGTTAAAAACTATTAATGATAGGTTTAAGTATAATAAAATTTCAAGTAAACAATACTTTCATTTAAAAGAAATGTTAGAAAACTATTTAAAAGATGAAGATAAAGATTAAAGATGTTTGGCATTATATAGTAGGGAATGTAAGGTATAGGTTATTTTATTCCAAGTTTAAAATTTTAATACCTAAACATATTAGAGAACAAATTGAGTATAGAATAAATTCTATGAATCCAGAATGTTATTATCAGGGTTCTTGTATTATGTGTGGGTGTAAAACTACAGCTTTGCAGATGGCCAATAAAATGTGTGATAATCCTTGTTATCCTAAAATGTTAAATAGAGAAGTTTGGACTTTTTGGAAAGTTATGGACAAATGTTTTATTAAAGTTAATGAGTTTGATATTTTATGGAAGTTAGATTTAGAGAATAAAAAATTTGTAAGGAATGAGTAATTGGCAGACAATATTTAAAGATCTAGGTAGAGTTAAGGTTGGTACCAGTAAGAAAATTAAATTTAAAATGATTAATATTGTAGAAGTCAAAGAGTTTAAAAGTTCTTGTGGATGTACAAAACCAGAATTTAATAAAAAGACTGGTGAATTAACTTTAACTTATAAAGTAGGAAAGTTTCCTACACATTTATTACATCAAGATTCTTATCAGAGTGTAAAATGGGTTACAGTAATATATCCAAATGGGGTGCAAGAAAGATTATCATTTAAAGCAACAATAATTAAATAGTATGGCATTTTTATTTATAGTAGAAAACAAAGTTGTGGCCCCTAATCCAGAGACACTTTTAATTGAGCCTTTTAAAAGTATTTGGGAAAGAGACAAGACTCCAAATAAAGTTTATGCTACTGAAGACTTTGCATACATAGAGTTTATTACTTCTTTAAAAAAGTCAAATCCTTATAGGCAATATCCAGAAAATAAGAAGCATGATATTTTAGTAGAAGAAATTATTACTAGAGAAGATTGGACTCCAGATGGGTTAGTTCAAGAAGCTATAAGAAAGTTAGGAACATTTCAAAAAGAAGCTTCTACTACTTATAACTACTACATGGCTGCAAAAATAGCTGCTGAAAAAATGCAAGAGTTCTTTAGAGATGTAGATATAAATGAAAGAAATGAAAAAACAATGAATCCTATTTACAAACCTAGAGATGTTACTTCAGCTTTAAATGATACAGAAAAAGTATTAGCTAATCTAAAAGCTTTAGAAAAGAAAGTAGAAGAAGAGATTTATGAAACAACAAAAAATAGGGCAGATAAACAAATCAGTCCTTTAGCACATCCAAGTAGTTTATGATAAATTGGACATATAGAAATAGAGAGATTACCTCAATTGAAGATTTACCAAAAGATGCTTTTGGATTTGTTTATGAAATTGAGTTTGATAATGGTATGAAGTATTTAGGACAAAAATACTTAATTCATAAAAAAACTTTACCTCCTTTAAAAGGATATAAAAGAAAAAGAAAAACTTTTAAAGAATCTGATTGGTTAACTTATACTGGAAGTATTAAAGACCCTGCAGTAAAGGAAAAAATAAAAATGGGAACTATAAAACCTTTTTCAAGAACTATATTAAAGGTGTGTTATCATAAAAAACAATTGTCTTATTTTGAAGTAAAGTATATGTTTATTAGAAATTGTTTAGAAAGAGGAGATTATTATAACAGTAATATATTAGGTAAATTTTTTAAAAAAGATACTAAAAATTAATGCAAGAATACCTAGAAGGAAAATTAGCATCAATAAGAAATCCAGATGGAATTTGGATTAATACTTCTGTGTTTCAGGAAGAAGGTAATCATTATATGAAGCATGGTTACTATATTTCTGATCCTTGGGGTTCTCCTGCTTGGTTTGAATATTGGAAAGAGCAAAGAAAAAGAATTATTAAAGGATATTCTGTAGGGGGAGTAAAAATTACAGGAGACCACTACTTATATCTAAATTTTTGCCCTATACAAAAAGTTGCTGATGCCTCTGGACACAAGTCAAAAAAGATAAAAGGTTTTCCAGATTTTTGGGATGGGGACTATAATTATTTTTGGGTTAGGGAGATTGCAAGAAATGGTTTATTTGATGCTTATGTAGAAGGGGAAAAAGAAAAAAAAGCTTTTATTCAATTAGATAGTTTAGCTCAAGCTTTAGAATTAAAAAAACTATTTGAAGACTTACACTTAGAAGTAAAAATTGAAGTTGACTATCTTAGAGGAGGTTTTAATTTAATTGTAGGTAAATCAAGAAGGAAAGGATACTCTTATAAAAATGCTTCTATTGCTGTTAGAAATTACTACACTAAACCTAACTCCCTTACTATCTTTAATGCTTATGAAAAAAAGTTTTTATACCCAAAAGGTATAATGACTATGGCCACAAACTACATTAACTTTATTAATAATAATACAGGATTGGCAATGCCCTCTGATGTAGTTAATAAACAAGACCACATTAAAGCTTCTTACATTCAATATAAAAATGGTATTAAAATTGAAGATGGTTTTATGTCTGAAATAACTGCTGTTACCTGTAAAGATAATGCAGATGCAAATAGGGGTAAGGATGCTGAAGATATTGTAGTTGAAGAGTCTGGTGCTTTTGGTACTCCTGGTTTATTAAAAGATTTGTATGCAGCTTCAGAAGATTGTGTAAAAGCAGGAGCAATTCAAACAGGCTTAATTACAATATTTGGTACTTCTGGGGATATGGAGGGAGGTACTGCAGACTATGCAGATATGTTTCAAAGACCTCAAGCTTTTGGATTACTACCTTTTCAAAATATTTGGGATAAAGATAGTTTACAACAACAAGTAGGTTTTTTCCATCCAATTAATTGGAATATGGAAGGATACTATGATAAGCAAGGAAATTCAGATCTTGAAGGAGCTAAAAATTTAGAACTAAAAGCAAGAGAAAATCTTATAAAAAATGGGGCAACCTCCACAGAGATTCAAAAAAGAATGCAGGAGAAGCCTTTATCTCCAAGTGAAGCTTTTGCTGCTGTTTCTGTAAATAATTTTCCTGTTGTAGAATTAAAACAACAATTACAAAAGATAAAAGCTCATGGTTGGCAAGAGAGTAAAGGAACTCCTGTAGAGCTAAGTTATGTTGATGGTGTAATTACAGCAAAACCAGTATTAAATGGAAAAATACAACCTATTACTAGTTATACTAATCTACCTACTGATAAGAGAGGTTGTCTTGTTGTGTATGAGCAACCAGTTGCAAATGCACCAAAAGGTTTATATAAGATTGGTTATGACCCTATTAGACAAGATGAAGGAACTTCTTTAGCAGCAATATGTGTTTATAAAGGAGTGCATATTGGTACCCAATACCATAGTATATTAGTTGCTGAGTATGTTGGTAGACTAGAATCTGCAGCAGATATAGATAGAATGGCAGAAATGATAGCTGATTATTTTAATGCACAAATTATGCATGAAAATGAAGTTACAGGTGTAAAAAATTATTTTAGAAGAATAAAAAGATTACATTTACTTGCTGTTCAACCAGATGCAGTAATCTCTAAAAATGTTAAAAGTTCAAGGGTAGCTAGAGTTTATGGTTGTCACATGAATGCCCAATTAAAAGATGCAGGAGAAAGGTATGTAAAGGATTGGTTACTTACAGTTTTAGATCATGATGAAAATGGAAATAAGATTACAGTTATTGATAGATTATATTCTATAAGATTAATTGAAGAACTCATAGCTTACACTAGGAAAGGAAACTTTGATTTAGTATCTGCTTTATTTATGTGTATGTTTCAAGTTCAAGAAGAAGCTATAGGGAAAGAATACAATGAAAAGAAAGAACATAAAACAGGGAAAAAACTTTTAGATATGATTAATGAAATGTACCAAAAGAATTAAATTATTATCTTTGTGAAATAACACTCAAAATGGAAACAAACAAACAAACTGATTTTATTACCAAAGCTTCAAAAGAAGCTGATGATAAACAATACTATAAAGATCAAATAGATAGGTTAGATAATGAAGATTCTTCTATAAATTACTCTTTTGGAGAAGTGTCTGAATATAAAAGAATGAAAGTCAATTATGACTTATTTAATAATGTTTTGAACTTAGCTGACTTTGAGTATGTTTGTAAGCCTTTTGGTTCTCAAGCTGGAGAATTACCAGCAACCATGGTTAATAGGGATATTGTATCTGGTAAGATAAAAGCAATGTTAGGCATGGAAATGAAAAGGCCTTTTTCATGGAAAGTAATTGCTACAAATCCTGAAGCTACTACAAGAAGAGAAGAAGAAGAGTTCAATAGAATAAGAGAGTTTGTTATTAATGAGACTATGCAACCAATAAGGGAGCAAATTGAAATAAAGTATCAACAAGAGCAAGGTAAAGAATTGAATGAAGAAGAAATTGCTCAAATACAACAACAAATTGCTCAAGAAACAAAAGCTCAAACTCCAGAGCAAGTTAAAAAATACATGCAGAGAAAATATCAAGATCCTGCAGAAGTGTTATCCCACCAACTTTTAGAATACTTAACTCAGAAATGTGATTTAAAAAGAAAATTTAATGATGCATTCAAACATGGAATGTTATCTGGAGATGGAGTTATGTATGTAGGAATTTTTAATGGGGAACCTGATGTTTTAAATGTAAACTCTTTAAGATTCAAGTCTGAACAAACTGCAGATAATGTTTTTATTCAAGATAGAGAGTGGGCAACTTATACACATAAGTTAGGGCCTTCTGAAATTATAAAATATTTTGGAGACGAGTTAACAGATGAAGAAAGAGATAGAGTTTATGCAGAATGGAGAATAAACAATGACTATGAAAATGGGAATTTGTTTGATATGTTTGATAGAGAGAATGATGTTAATGACACTTCTTCTATTTCTGTGGTACATGGAGTTTGGAAAGGATTAAGAAAAATAGGATTTCTGACTTACTTAGATGAGAATGGAGAAGAACAGTTGATGTTAGTTGATGAAAATTATGAATTGAATGAAGATGTTGGAGATATAGAAATTGAATGGGAAGTATTACCTGAAGTCCATGAAACTTGGAAAATAAAATTGAATGATCCTATTTATGTAAAGATGCAACCTGTACCTGGACAATTTAAAGATATTGATAATTTACACAATTGTAAATTGCCTTATTATGGTGTGACTTATGATGCTATAAATAGTCAAAAAACTTCTTTAATGGACAGATTAAAAATCTATCAATATTATTATAATATTGTAATGTATAGGTTAGAATTGATTTTAGCTTCTGATGATGGCAAGAAAGTTCTTATGAATATAAATGCTATTCCAGACAGTGCTGGTATTGGTGTAAAGCAATGGCAGTATTTTATGAAGAGCACAGGTATTATGTGGTATGATCCAACTGAAGAGGGAAATATGTCCACAGATGCAAATACTGTTGCAAAAGTTATTGACTTGTCTTTAATTTCTGATATTCAAAAATATATTGAGATTGCAGAATATTTAAGACAGCAATGTGGTAGAAGTGTGGGTATTACAGATTCAGTTGAAGGACAAATTGGACCTAATGAGTCTGTTAGAAATGCACAACAAAATTTAACTCAGACTTCTCATATATTAGAGTTGTATTTTGATTTACAAGCTCATCTTAAAAAAGAAGTGTTACAAGCTTTATTAGAAACTGCAAAAATTGCCTATCATAATAGTAATAAAAAGAAACTTACCTATGTTCTTGATGATATGTCAAGAAAGATTATAAATCTAGATATGGGTCTTTTAGATAATTCTACTCTAGGTTTATTTATTAGTAATTCTGCAAAAGCACAAGAAATTTTAGATACTTTAAAACAATTATCTCATGCAGCCTTACAAAATCAAAAAATTGAATTATCAGATGTTTCTGCTGTATTAAGACAAGAAGGAGTAGTAGAAGTTGAAGAAACTTTAAAAGTTGCTGAAGAAACTAGAAGAGAGCATGAAATGAATTTACAGGCACAGAAAGGAGAGCAACTAAAAGAGTTGAAGAAAATTGAAGAAGCAAATGCTGAGAAAGAGCATGTCAGAGAGTTGGAGAAAATTGTAGTTAAAGAAGAAGAAAGGAGAAAAACAGAAGTTATGAAAACTGCAATGATGGGAGCCTCTTTTAATCCAGACCAAGATAAAGACCAAGATGGAGTGAATGATTTTATTGAATTAGCAAGAAATGGACTTGATGCTGAAATTAAACAATCTCAAAAACAATTAGATAGAGAAAAGTTTGAACATCAGAAAGAAGTAGATAAAATTAAACTTAGCCAACAAGATAGAAAGCTAAAAAATGAGGAAAAAAAGATAAAAGTTAGTAGCTCAAATAATAAATAATTAAAAAAAGCTATTACACATAGATTACTAAAAAGTTAAGATTAAAATGGAATTTTATTAATATTAAATATTAAATTTGTATCAAATGGGTAAAACAATTGAAAATAATGGTTTAGAAAACTTCACTGGTTGGCCAGGAGAAGGGGTAGCAGAAGAAGACTTTTTTGCAGAAGTAGAAGAGACTTCTGAAGAAGATATTCAAGAAGAAGTAGAAAGTAAAACTGAACCTAAACCAGAAGAAGAAGAGGAAGAAGGGCAAAAACCAGAGGATTTTTTTGCACAAGTTGAAGAAGAAGAAGATATTCAAGAAGAAGAAGAGGAAGAAGAAAGTACTGTTTCTACTACTAGTATTTCCACATTAAACTTTTTAAAAGAGAAAGGATTTGTTGATTATGAACTTGAAGAAGGGGAAGAATTAACTGATGAGTTGGCTGAAGAGTTAATTGAAGATAGTATTGAAGAAAGAGCAAATGAGAAATTAAAATCTTTACCTGAAAAAGCTCAAGATATTATTAGGTTTGCATTAAAAGGAGGAAATGTAGAAGACTATTTAAAAGTTGTTGGAAGATCTGTAAATACAGGAATTAATAAAGATTTAGACTTAGAAGAAGAATCTAATCAAGAGTTAGTAGTTAGACAAACTTTAAGAGATGCAGGAGAAGATGAAGAAACTATTGAAGCACAAATAGACTTTTTAAAAGATTCTGGAAGATTGCAAGCATATTCAGAAAAGAAATTTGAAAAGTGGGTTGCAAATAATCAAAAAGCAGAGGCTCAATTAGCTAAACAAGTTGAACAAAATAGAAAAGCAGAGAAAGAAGCTATTAAAAAAGCTAAAGAAGACTTATCTGTTTTTATAGAAAAAAATCCAGAAGTAAAAGGATTAAAATTTACTGCAGAAGATAAAAAGATTTTACCTTCTTATGTAAATGATAAAAGCATAAAATTGCAGAATGGGGCTCAAATAACTCAAATGCAAAAAGAGTTATTTTATGATATCCCACAAAATAAAGAAGCCTACATACAATTAGCAATGCTAATGAAGAATAGAAATAAAGATGGCACTTTTAATTTTAAAAGTATTATTAAAGACACAACAACAAAGGTAGTAAAAGGAGTTAGAGAAAACGTAAGAAGAAGTAAAACAAGTATTCCAGGGAAGTCTGCTGGAAGTAAATCTACTTCAAAAACAACAGCATTAGCAGACTTATTTAAATAAACAAAAATCATATAAATTATGGCACAATCTATTAACAAATTACAAGTTAGACAGGCTAGATTTGATTCTACCAAAATGACTGACTTAAATCACTGGAGTAAAAATCTTGCTCTAAAACCAACTGTATTTGAAGCACCACAAAGAGCTTTGTTTTCTTCAAAAACAAACAGTTTAAATTTAGCTGGTGGAAATATCTTAGAAGGTATTTTTGGCTTAGGAAAAACAAAATACATTGATGACTTAAACTGGTCATGGAAAATGAAAGTGAAAGGTTTTAGACCTATTACTATTCTTGAAAACAGAACTTCAGGAGACACTCCAGGTAAATATAGACAACCTATTAAAGTTTTAGTAGATGTTGATTTAGCTGCAATTGGAGAATCTTGGGGACCAGGTTCATCTGACAAATCTCAAGTTGTAGTTGTAGCTTCTAAAAAGAAAGAGGCAAGAGGGTATGAATATACTTTAAAAACTTATACTGAAAATTCAGATCACTTTATCAAGAAAAGTTATTTATCTCCAGGTACAAAGTGGACAAGAATGTACACAATGAGAGGTGAAGCTGCTGAGAGTGGTGGACATGGAGAAATGTTTACTAATGTAGAGTACAAAAACTCTTTAGTAAAATTAAGAAAAGAATTTAAAGTTTCTGACTTTGGAGCACAAGCTGTACTTGATATTGCTTTTAGTGATGATAGTGGAAAAGTACATAGATCATGGATGGATATGCAGGAAGCTGAATATCACATGAAAATGAATAAAGAATTAGCTATGCATGCAATGTATAGTAGAATTGGTGATTCTCCTTTAATTGACCCAGACTCTGGATATCCAATTAACCCTGGTGCAGGTATGGAACAACAAATTGGTTTTGGTGGAAATGTAGAAAGATATACTACTTTATCTGCTGAATTAATTGAAGCTTTCTTTGACAAAATAGTTTACTCTAGAATTAGTCCAGGTGACTTAGGAGAAGTTATTGGTTATTCAGGACACTATGG